CACAAGAAACAACAACAGAAGAAATGAACAGAATAGTGCCTGTCGTTGTCGCTAAAATGGAACATCAAAGCTTTCAATCAATATGTGATGAGTTGGGACGTTCATATCAGTCACTACAGCAAGCACTAAGAAGGCGTGGAATATTAATTTCTATGGTGAAATATGGCTACAAGAAAAAAAAGCCAACATACAACGAGTACATTAATAATCAGTCTTATTAAATAAGGGGTAAATTATGAAAAAAAATACAGAATGGATGGAAGGGTTGTTACATGCAGAAGATGTTTGTGAAGGATCAGGAATGGTCATGGCAACTAATCAATATAGTTATTATGTAAAGACAGGGAAAAAAGCCAATGGAACAAAATATCGTTATGAATGGTTAAAAGGTTTCCAACAAGGTATTGAACATTACAGGTTATTAGATGGAATGGGGATTTTACAATAAAAGTAAATAGATTGCATGTAAGCACAAATAGCGTATAATGAAAAATCGTTAATAAGAGGGTAGTCAATTGGAAACGTTAAGAAGTTACATTGAAAGAAAATACGCGAGCAAGGCGGAATTTGCACGTGAACAAGATGTGTTTCCACAACAGGTAACACGATGGTTGAACAGCGGGTATTTTGTTGTAGATGATAAAATGCTTAGAGTAGTCCGAGACATGGGCAAAAAATAACTTTAAATTAGGGGTAATTTTATGAGTGGATTAAAGCAGGTGTTGAATGAACTTGACAGCATTAAAGCGCAGTTGAATACAGCTATGGCTGAAAACAGTTATATGTTCAAAACAATCATAACTAGACTAAATGATCTTGAGGTTAAAGACTCTTTTGAATTGGAGTTAATGGGTGATTCAGAAGAACCTATTGATGTGTTGATGTTGTTGCCTTCCGGAAAGAGCAGGGTTCTAATTAAAAGCGAAAAAAAAGCGGTTAGGGATTCCTATTTAAAGCCAGATGATGAATTAGACGCTTCTTCAATAAAACAATACAAGGCAAAATTTGCACTGATATTTAATGAAAGGCAATTTATAAATGATCTTGTTTACTTGAGAAATTCTGGATACATATCAGTGAGTCTTTGCAAGATTTTACAAGATAAATATCCTCACATAATAACAAGTGATCAGGTAACTGATATTTGCCTAATGGTTCTAAGAAGGTTTAACGTTATAACTGTTAAAAAAGGTAAGTATGTAATACGCGATCAACATACAAGCAATCTTATTCCAACCTACATCGTGTGATGTGGGTTTTTTTATTTAAGGATTAATTATGACCAAGCATTACAAATACCAATTAAAAAAATTATCTGAGTTAAAAGAATATGATGCCAATAGCAGGACACACTCACCTGAACAGATTGAGCAACTTCAGCGCAGCATAAAAGAGTTCGGGTTTACCTCTCCGGTGTTATTTGATGAAAATAATATCTTAGTAGCGGGTCACGCTAGATGTATTGCAGCAGCTAATCTAGGAATGAATGAAGTGCCTGCAATATTTGTTGATGGTCTAACTGCAGAGCAGCGATCAGCTTTAGTGATAACAGATAATAAACTGGCATTAAGTGCAGGATGGAATTTTGACGCGCTCAGGAGTGAGTTAAACTTTTTAGAAGATGCAGGGTTTGATGTTAGTCTTACTGGTTTTGACATTGAAGATTTTAATATGGATGATGATCTTTTTGATGAAGGTGATTATGACGAAGTAACAGGTGAGCCCAAAAAGACTGATGAAGGATACTCAGAATTTGCAATAGTAATGCCATATGATGAAAAGGTTTCACTCGTCAGTAAATTAAACAAGATCAAAACTGAAAAGGGTCTTGAAACAAATTATGAAGCAATGGCTATTCTGGTGCAAAGCTATGACTAAGATATACAAAAAGAAGCCTATTGTTGGTCAAGATACTAACGTGGAAGAAACAGAGTTAAAAGAAGGTATGATCTGTATACTAGATCCAATGTCACCGCATCATTTTAGGACAGAGGGTGAATACCTAACAGTGCTTCCAGTGCATGTATTCAGTAGCACAGCAAACGAGCAGAATCATCCAATGTTTAATGGTACTAAAGAGGTTTAACTAAGGGGAATAATTATGGCGTTAGCGGGTCGCAAGCCAATTAAGATAACGACAGCTGATATTAAGAAGATAGGATCGCTCGCGGGTCGTGGGTTAATGGATAAGGAGATAATGTCCATAATGGGTTGGTCTCATGATTTTTTCTACAAAAAAAAGCGTGAGCTAACTGAATTTAATGATGCTATAGAGAAGGGTCGCGCAAGTGGTCATGCACAAATAGCCAATAAACTATTTGAAAGTGCTATGTCAGGCAATGTTTCAGCAATGCAATATTACTTAGCTAGACGAGCTGGATGGTCAGAAAAACATGAGGTTGAACATGACACATCAAAGCCGGTGGTTATTAATTTTGTGGATGCTCCAATAAATGATAAATATAGCACTAACTGACCCACAAAAAAGGTTCTTACAATCACAAGCGGTTTATCCTGCAATATGCGGTGGTTTAGGCTCTGGAAAAACTAGAGCGGGAACGATGCGGTTAATAATGAAGATGATTCAAGATCCTAATATTGATGGTGCTTATTACATGCCAACGTTTGACCTTCTTAGGTTAAGAGCATTGGAGGGTTTTAAAGAAGATCTGGAAATGTTAAAAATACCTTTTAAAACTAACGAGTCTAAAATGACTATTGACTTAAAGGGTTATGGAAACATCATCCTTCGTAGTTATGACAGACCTGAACGTATAGTCGCATATGAAACGGCTCATGCAATAGTTGATGAAATAGACACACTTAAAAAAGACAAGGCATCTTTAGTTTGGCGGAAAATATCAGAGCGTAATCGTCAAAGAACTAACACTCCAAACACAATAGGTGCAGTAACAACTCCGGATCAGGGTATTAAAGGGTTTATTTATGACAGGTGGGTTCGTAATACAACCGAGATGCATGAGCTAATCAAAGCACCTACATGGAGTAATCCATTTTTACCTGATGGTTATATTGAGCAAATTCGTTCTAACTATGATCCTATTATTGCCAGTCTATACATTGATGGTGAGTTCGTTAACCTAACAGAACGACTTGTTTACCACTTTTTTAGTCGTATAGAACATCATACTGACAGAGTTATAATGCCGAATGACATAATACATATAGGTCAAGATTTTAACGTGGGAGGGTGCTGCTCAGTTTGCTTTGTAGTGGATGGAAATAACGCAACTGCCATTGATGAATTTACCAGTGAAGATACTCAAGACTTATGCACTAAAATTTTGAGTAGGTACAAGGGTCACAAAGTAATTGTTTATCCTGATGCAAGCGGTGGAAGTAAATCAACTAATGCCACTAGAACTGATATTGATATTATTAAGAGCAACAGAATTACAGTTATAGTTGATGCAGCTAATCCAGCAGTTAGGGATCGCATCAATGCTAAGAATCTTTTGCTTAGTAAAAATACATTATTGGTTAATACTAATAAATGCCCTAATTATACTGATGCACTTGAGACTCAAGGATATGATAAAAAAGGCAATCCCGAAAAGTACGATACTCATCCAGCGGTTGACGACTGGAATGATGCAGGAGGTTACTTTATACATAAAAGGTTCCCCATTATGCGACCAAGTGCAGCACCAAGAATAAGGATGATGTAATGTCAGACACAGTTATTGATGAAATGATACGCAGAGAAGTCCAGCTTCAAAGGTTCGCGACTAACATTGTTAGGGAGTTGATTAATCCTACCGCACAAGAAATATCTCAGCGTATATCAGCTATGCTCATTGGATATGAAGATCTTCCTAAACGTGATCAAACAAAAATGATCAATGATATAAAAAAATACACCTCTGAAAATTGGGGATCAATATGGGTAGGTTTTGAGGATAACATTAATGGAGTGATGGATGATGAAGGTCAATTCCAAGCGGATCTTTATAATGATGTCGCTCCTGAAGATTACATACCACCAGCAAAGTTCCCCCCTAGTAATGCAATAATGGCAGTTGGTGGAGTAGCTTCAACATGGGCTGATTTTACCAATGCAAATGCATCTGATGCAGTAAGGGCAATAAATGGGGTGGTTCTTGCGGGGATACGTGATGGGCAGACTGTCTCACAAATAACCCGTGAGTTGCGTGGCAGGTATGACAAAACAACTAAGAGATACAAGGGTGGCGTTATAACAGGTAGACTTGCTCAACGTGCTGAAACTTTAGCTAGAACGGGTATTAGTCATCATGTTAATGGAGTGCGTGATAGGTTTGCAATTGAGAATGACGACATAATTAAAAAGCGGGTGTTTTTTGCTACACTAGACTCAAGGACAACAACAATATGCCTTGCTAATCATCTTAAAGAATGGGATATAGGCGATAACAGTTATCCAAAGTTACCTCTACATTACAATGAACGTAGTGTGTACGTTTTTAAAACAGATGATTTTGATCCTACTCAAGAACAAAGACCTATCGAAATTGGTTTAGGAGGTGGGGAGTCAGATTTTGAAACTGTTAAGGGTACATTGACATCAAGTAATTGGCTTAAACGTCAACCAAGATGGTTTGTTGAGGAATCATTGGGTAAAAAACGAGCAGAATTATTTCTAGATGGTAAATTAGACATTAAGAATATGGTCGATATGCAGAACAGGCCATTAACACTTGAGCAATTAAAGCAAACAACAGCGGGTCGCAAAGCATTTAAAAAGGTGAATAAGGATGGATAGTTTAGGCGTAAAAGTTCCCAATAATCAGTATCAAAATACTGTCAGTTTTGCTTGCATGGTTCGTGATGCAGTTGATGGGGAACCAATTATAAAAAATGACTCTAACGTGCAGACGTATCTACCTAATCCATGCGTGGATATTAAAGATGCCAGTGAGCGTGAACAGAGATATAAACGGTACGTCAAAAACGCTGAGTATGACGAAATACCTAGCCAAACATTAGACAGTATTTGCGGTTCAGTATTTAGAAAGCCGGTAAGCTACAATAATTTAAAGCCAGTCACTAAGTATCTTCAAGATGATGCTGATGGTGATGGTTTAACTATGGATGAAATGCTTAAAATTGGGCTAAGTGAATTGCTTATGATGCGGTACTTTGGAATGCTATCTGAGTACAGCGATTTAAGCAGCACATCACTTGATGATTTAACGGTATCTGAAGCTAGAAACATTGGTGCTAAAAGTAGCGTTAAAATGTATCCAAGAGAAAGTATTCTAAATTGGGATTTTAAGCGCATTAATGGAATGCTTCAATTATCAATGGTTGTACTTAAAGAGGTTGACCTAGTACGCAAAGCAGGATCATTTGACAGTTCAGAAGTTGATAGTTACCTAGTGTTGGGTCTTGATGATGATGGTGAATATTATCAGCGTAAATTTATTGATATTGATGATGGTGTTTGGAGTGACTATTATTATCCATTAAAAGCAGGATCAAGATGGAAGTTTATTCCTTTTGAAATATGCGTGGCAGATAACCTGACTCAAGGCAAAATACCTGAGAAGCTAGGTTACTTATCCGGTATATGTTCTAAAACACTAGCAAGGTACAGAACAAGCGCAGATATGAAGGAGGCACTGTATTTGAATGGCGCTCCAATGACTTATTCAACAGGTTGGGATGATAACAGTCTACAGCTATACAAAGAAATGACGGGTAAAGATTATATTGTCTCAAGTGCAGGTGCTCACCTTCCACTTCCTGCCGGTTCAAGTGTTGGGATTATGAGTTGGGATATGGCAACAAGTGCATATTCAGATTACATGGATCGCAATGAAAGAGAGATACGCGCATTAGGTGGGAAGTTTGACACTTCAGATGGTGTAGACCAGGAAACTGCAACAGCGGCAATTATAAAAGCGGCTGATAAAAATGGCAGTTTATCTAATGCAGTTCTAAACTTAGAGCGCAGTGTTAATCGTGTGCTAGACTATTGTGCGATGTATATGGGTTCTGATGATGGTGGGGAAGTAGAACTTAATAGAGAATTTTACGTTCAAACAATTAACGCACAAGAACGAGCAGTGATTAGTGCTGAGTGGCAATCAGGATTAATAAGTACCAAAGAGGCTCTACGTCAACTTGAAAAGGGCGGTGTCCTAACCGAAGATGCAGAGACATTACTAGAAGAAATGGCTAATAACGGTCAATAACTTGTGAGGTTCACATGAAGATAAAATACAATGCGTTAGACGAAATTGATGAAGGTATGCGTGAGACTTTTGTTCCATGGAAAGACGGTGACAAAGAAATATTCGTACATAAAGATTATGCTGAAGATATGCGAGAACACTTCCGCTTAAAAGGTGATCATACTGAACTTAAAAATAAGTTTGATGAATCACAATCAAGGTTGGATGAACTGTCAAATGCTGAATCAGCTAGACGCAGAAAAGAAGAAGCTGAAGATCTTGATGCCAAAAAGAAAGGCGGTAAGTTTGACGAAATAATTTCTGACTGGGAAACCAAGTATCAAAGTAAAGAACAAGAGATTGCAGATCTTAGAAAAGAACGACTACAGGACAAAAAAACTACAGTGGTTCAACGTCTAGCTAACTTGGGTACTGATAATAGTCGAACAAAACTTGCACGATTAATTGACCAAGACCTATCTTTTGATGATAATGGGTCAATTATCGTGTTAAACACTGAAGGTAAGGCAACAAGCCAGTCAGTAGAAGAATACGAAAGCAAACTACGTGACCTATATCCCGAACTTGTGAAAGAGGTTCAGAGCAACGGTGGACAAGGTAACGGTGGATACAACAGTGGTGCTGGCGGATCTAAAACAATTAAACGCACTGAATTTGAAAAGCTAAATCACGGAAGTCGTGCGAAGTTTTTTAAAGACGGTGGAAAACTAACTGATTAAGGAACCATTAAAATGGCTAATGTATTAACCGACCTAGCAGCTGACTTATATAAAGCGGCTGACGTAGTTGCTCGTGAATTAACGGGTACTATTCCTGCTTCAACAATTAACGCTAACGGTTCTGAGCGTGTAGCTAAGGGCGATGTCATTCGTTCTCACTTCACACGTCCGGCAACTAGCTTAGATATATCTGAGTCAATGACCATACCAGAAGGTACGGATCAAACTGTAGATAACAAAACAGCGACCATCAGTAAAACTAAAGCGGTGCAGATTCCGTGGACTGGTGAAAACATGAAACACGTTAACAATGGCTCAGGTTTTGAAACCATATATGGTGATCAGATTGCTCAAGCTATGCGTAAACTTGCTAATGAAGTTGAATATGATTCTAACGTATCACTAGCACAAAATGCTTCACGCGCAGTGGGTACAGCGGGAACAACTCCATTCTCAGCTAACTTTGATTTGATTGCTCAAGGCCGTCAAATTTTAGTTGATAATGGTATGCCAACTAATGACGGTTTATTGTCTTTAGTATTATCTACATCAGCCGGCACTAACCTTCGCAACCTTGCTCAATTACAGAAAGTCAATGAGTCAGGTAATGATGCGTTATTGCGTCAAGGTGTTTTACTAGACCTTCAAGGAGCTATGCTTCGTGAATCAGGTTCTATGTATAGTCATGCAGCCGGAACAGGTGCTAATTATTTGACAACAGCATTGTTACCTATTGGCACATCTACAATCACGGTAGATACTGGCACAGGCACAATCCTAGCTGGTGATGTAGTAACTTTTGCAGGCGATACTAATAAGTATGTTGTCGCAACTGCTCTAGCTGGTGGCTCGTTCACTATTGGAGAAAGCGGTTTACGAACAGCAGTTGCCAATAATGCAGCGGTTACAGTTGGTGCTGGATACTCTGGTAATATCATGTTCCATCGTGGCGCTCATGAAATCATTGTTCGCCCTCCTGCCGTTCCTGAAGGTGGTGATGCAGCAGATGATGCAATGGTTGTTCAAGATCCTCGCTCTGGTTTGTTGTTTGAGGTTCGAGTATATAAAGGCTACCGCAAAGCAATGTTTGAAGTTGCTCTTGCATGGGGTCAGAAAACTTGGATGCCTAAGTATGTTGCTCAAGTCCTAGGCTAAAACTAAGACTAACAACTAACTTCAAAGACCACCTCTCGGGGTGGTTTTTTTATGCCTGAAATAAAATTAATAAATAAACGAAAAGTGTTTGACAGCTAAACGTATTATGTTTATAGTGTTGTTACTGAAGCAAAACAACCCAAGGCAAAAACAATGAAAACATTAATAAGCAAAAAATTAAACGGTACAGTGGCAGGTCTTAACGCTACATTTGATGTAGTTGCAATTAAAAACATTCTTGGAGAGTCTGTTGCCATTTTAGAATGTGTCGAGTATGGCGCACCGTTAATCAAAGTCAGTATTTCTGACATCGAAAAACCTGTAAGAGCATAACCCCTTAGGGGCTTCACTTCTAAAAAAAAGGAAATAAAATGAACGTAATTAATGTATTAACTTGGAAAGATTTATTTACAATGATGACAAAAGACAATGGTGGCAGGTGGACAGCAAACGAAGGAACACCAGCGTCAAAGTATATTGAAGAAAACGGTTACAGAACACCAAGCCG